GGAGTAACAGATGACGATTTTGATAATGATGTACCTTCTGTATATGAAAATAGTGCAGATAAATTAAAATCAGAAGATTTAGATGAATATTTTAAATCAGGTAAGATACCAAAAAAATATCAAACTGTAATTACAAGATTAGTTAACTCTGAAAATGGTAAACAATCAATTACCAATTATATGAGTGGTGTTGGAGCTGGTCAACTACAATCACAAGCTGGTGAAATATTAACAATGGCTAGTATCGGTATGAATGATAAAGAGTTTGATGGGTTTATTTCAAAACTTGAAGAACAAGTATCTAAATATCCAAAAGGTAAAAAAGGAGTTGTTACCAAAGAATGGTTAGAATCGGTAAGACATGTAAGAAGTGTTACTAAAAAAAGATATGATTCTCAGTTTGGTGAAGGTAATTGGGAAATTGAGGCAAGTGCATGGGATGTTCCAAATGAATTTGAAGCATTAGGAAATTCAGATTACACTAAAAACAAAGGATTCTCATCGGATATGTATGTTAAATTATCTGTTAATGGTAAACCTGTTTTAGATGAAATATCACTCAAAAAAGATACTACTGCAAACATTTATAATGGAGTTGTAACTGATATTAAAAATTGGTCATCTAATGTTCCTAAATCAGCAGATATAGATGTTTATAAAAAGGGTGAATTAGAAAGACCAAAAGAATATGGTAAAAATGCACAAACCTTACAAGTTGATAGAAAAATTTTAACATCTGAAGCAGTAACGAAAAATAAAGAATTAAGAACAACTCTTAATGCATTGGGTGTTATTTCTGGTACTGCTGCAAAAGGATATAAACTCGAAAAGAAGGCAGATGAAATTATTACTAAGTTAGAATCAATGCCAGTACCACCACCAATAGATTTAGATAGATTCAAACAAACTTTCAATACTGGTGATAAAACAAGATACAAAAAGTTTTTGATTATGCATGCAGCATGTCAAAGAGCAAAAGAAATTTCTGAAGGAAATACCGAAAAAACTACTGCTGGTGAATTTTTAAATAATCACATTGGATATGAAAAGGGTGAGGATGGAAAATTCCCACAAGGTTCAATTAAAAGATACCAAAACGATACTATTCAGTTTTTAGTAGATGATGAGGAAGCAAAAGAAGGATGTTTAAATGCATTGGCAAACAAACTACCAATGAAATCATTATTAGAGGGTGAAGAAAAAATGGCAATAGGTGGATTATCTGCAGACCCTAAGACATTAAAAAGAGTTTTTGGTATTGATAACTACGAAGATTTCAAAGCAGGATTAACTATAAAAGAAGATGAAGATGGTAATAACTTTCTTGTGTACCGCTCAGAATCACCTTCTAAAGAAGTTTCTATTGCAGAAGTTAAAGTAAGACAAAAAGGACAGGGATATGCTTCAAGTGTTGGTTTAGAGTTTCAAATTGCTAAGGAATTTGGTAAAGAATTATATGTAGCAAATAAAGAAGAATATCCACCTGAACCTGAAATTTCAGATAAAGAGAAAAGAAAACTTGGAGTAGCTTCTAAATAAACACCTATATTTCAAGGTAAATACGATTAAGTATATTATTTAATCCTTTGGTTTAATAATTTTATATTTATAGTAGTATAAATAATAGTGAGATAGGATTAATATGCAAACACAGTTACTCTGTACTTTTACAACAAAAGAGGAACTTCAAAATACCCTACAACTTATTAGAGAAACATATCACATAGTTTATAACTACATTTATGTTCTGCAAAATAAGGGGAATTTGGATGACCTTTTTGTTACATACAATATAGATACACAATACAGACCGGAGAAACCTCTGAGTGATACTATATTAGTGCATAGAAAAAAACAATCTAATACTCTTTACACAATCAATGCACTTAACGAATTAGTAAAAGAAGAAAATGGTGGTGTATTGGATAAAAAATTCTCTATCGATTGGGATAAATTCAAAAACTCAATCATCGTTACCAATGTAGAAGGAACAAAGAAAATTTCTACAAGAATCTTCGAGGTAATAGAATTTAATCAAAAATAATTAACTTTTTGCTTGGATATATCAAAAATATTTCGTATATTTACTATGTAAATAAGTGATATGTTAAAAAAGACAGTTGAAAAAATAGTTGAAGAAATCTTTCCAAAGATTGAGAAACATTATGGGTTCTCAAAATTCCAAGAATGTACTCCTTATGTAGAACTTCACAAAAACATTTACGAAAAGTATAGTGGTGAAGAAGGTGCTGAAGGTGAAGAAGATAAATGTCACGCTGAGTACTGTTCGATGATGAATGAAATTACAATCTACTGGCCACAGATGAAAAGTAGAAAGATGGTGATTCAAACTCTTATCCACGAATACATTCACTACTTACAATCACCAAGTTGGTTCAAACGATATTACAATATGGGTTATAACTACAATGACCATCCATATGAATTAGAAGCAATAAGTTACGAAAAAGATTATAAATTATTTATTTAAAACTTAAAATATGAAATCAATACAACTAAAACAGTATATGTTCACCTTCGAAGAGGGGGGTTGGAATACCGTATGGGCGAAAACTCTACGAGGAGCTAAAAAACTAGCCGTTCAACAATACAAAGATTATCCAACCTTAAACCCACGAGTGGATTCTGTTCATTTAGCAACAGAACAAGGTTTGAAAAATGCAATGAGTTTGTTTTACTAAAATTTAAAACTATGAGTGTTATTGAAACATGGAGTAAAAAAGAATTTCTACAATGTATGAGTGATTTGTACAAAGAGGCATATGGTATAAGACCTCGTGGTATAGATTATCAATCTTGGAGTTTACAAGAACTCAAAGATGAGTGGAAACGATTGGAAGTGATAGCCAGAGAAGAATTTTGGTATCAAGATTAAAAAAAAATACGAAATTGTTTGGAAGTTTAAAAATAATTTCGTATATTTGTATAAAATATAATTAAAAGTTATGGCAAAGAAAACTACTACAAGTAAAAGACAACATAATTTCAAACCACAGATTGTAGAAGCTCCCCCTCAAGAAGAACAATATGACGAGGTTATTAAATATGATAATCCCCAAGTGGTGGCACAGATGGAAAAGGAGTGGCCAGAAATGACTGCTGAATTTAAACGAATAATGTTCACGCAATATGAGCTATTTTGTTTGAAACAATCTAACTATGGCCCTGACAACATTTCTGTTGGTTCGAAGTTAGAAACAGATGATGAAGTAAAAGTTTCACTTACAGGTCTTTGGTTTAGAATGAATGATAAAATTCAAAGATTAAAACAATTAGTTGTACTTGGTAAACAAGATAATATTGGTGAATCATGTGAAGATACTTTCCAAGATTTATCAGTTTATGGTATCATTGCACAATTGGTTGCAAATGGTAAATGGGCAAAATAAAATAATACGATTTTCGAAGGAATTTTTCGGTGGTTTTTTCGATTTTCGTATATTTATATATAGTAAAACACACACCGATAAAATTTAATTAATAACATTTAAAAGGAGTAATTATGGCTTTAGACATTAATGCAATCAGAAGTAGACTGAACAAACTACAAAACACACAAAGAAAAACAGATGCTTTGTGGAAACCAACACCAGGGAAACATCAAGTAAGAATCGTTCCCTATAAGTTCAACAAAGATAATCCGTTCATTGAACTTTACTTTCACTACAACATTAACAACAAAACTTATCTTTCACCACAATCTTTTGGTAGACCAGACCCTATTGTAGAGTTTGCAGATAAATTAAAAAGAATGGGTGATAAAGATGATTGGAAAGCGGCGAAGGCTATGGAGCCTAAGTTAAGAACTTTCGTACCTGTTGTTGTAAGAGGTGAAGAAGGTGAAGGAGTTAGATTTTGGGGATTCGGTAAAACAGTATATCAAGAAATTCTTGGTTACATTGCTGACCCTGATTATGGTGATATTACTGACCCAACTGCTGGTAGAGATTTAACAATCGAATACAAATCAGCAGAAGAAGCTGGTACTACTTATCCAACTACAACTATTAGAGTTAAACCATCAACATCACCAGTAAGTGAAGATGCTGAAAGAGCAACTGCATTTATTGAATCACAAACTGAAATTACAGATTTATATTCTGAATTATCTTATGATGAATTAAAATCAGTATTAGAAGGTTGGTTGAATCCAAGTGGTGAGAATGAATCTGATGAAACATCAGCATCTCAAGAAACACTTTCAACTAAAACTACTCCCTCATATGATATGGGTGGTTCAGTAGAAACTACAACTTCAGATTCAAAGAAAACT